GAATAATGCTCGTCCTGAAAAAGTGCCTGATATTGAAGGAAGCAACGCAATCGTGAGACGAGGACTGGAAATCATCATATACGCAGAATGTAAGTTTGTGATTGAGAACCCGCAGAGTGGGACTTTAAAAAAACAGAAAATATTAGACCATATCAGTTATACGGATGTGGATTATTGTTGTTATGACTACCCCTATCGAAAGAGAACGCGACTGTGGAATAATATTGGATTTCAGGGGAAATTATGTGATAAGAATGCGTGTCCGTTTATAACTGACGGCCGCCATCAGTATTCTATCGGCAACAGCAAGTATAAAACGAATGTGCGAGAGATTGGCACAAAACGGACGCGTTTGGAGCAGAGATACAGCGTCCCCGAAAAATTACTAACAGAAATAAAGGAATGTGCGGATATATAATGTATATGCTTTACGCCCTAAAACTAATGACCTACCATTCAGGAGAACATAAGAGGAAGGAGAAGTTTCTGTATAATGACAGCGACAGCATCACTCCGCCATCTACACCTTCGTCCGTCCCCTCCACGCCACGAGGTAAATCCCCCTCGCCGAGAGATTTGACCTGCGTCTGTTGCGGTTTCGCCTGTTGGTAAAAATGTGGATAATAGGGTTTAAAAGGATAATGTCTATGGATAATATAGCGATTATCCACTATGATTACACAATCACTCATCAACTCATTTTTTCGAGTATCTGGACTACCGACGAGTATAATGGATTGTGCGGGGAATATGATGTGCGTTGCCCCGCCCCCTGCTCCTGTTGCTCCCGAAGTGCCGTCGTATTTGACGGACTGGGTGGAGATAGACGAAAAGTTTGGTGTAAGAAAAGGGAATTATGCGATAAACAGACTGGGTCAGGTAAAAAACTTAAAGTTCAATAAAATCTTGAAGTCGTATTATTGTAAATCGATAGAATATATGTGTGTGTCGCTGAAACGGAGTATGGACGCGAGTGGTAATTTGGTGAGACCGAATAATGGGTATGGGCGACCGCCGACAAAGGATAAACCGAATAATGAGACTTTGATGCTGGTTCATCGGTTAGTGGCGAAGGTATTTATACCGAATAACAACCCGAACCATAAAATCATAGACCATATCGACGGTAATAAGTGTAATAATGATTATCGCAACCTTCGGTGGTGCGACCAGCGTCGTAATGCGAATAATGCGAAATCGAACAAAAAGTATTGGGGTGTGAGGTGGGTGAAAAATATGGAAAAGTGGTCGGCAACCGTCCAGACGACAATCAATCACGACCCGACTGTGTATTTTTCTCATTTTCTCGGGCATTATGCGTTGGAGGAGGAGGCGGCGAGGGTGGTGAAGGGATTTATGTTAGAGAAATACCCGAATGAAATGGGTGGTGGTCGTCGGTTCATAGATTAGCATTTCAATCCCAAAAAAATTGATTTGATTTTTCGACATTCTGCCAGACACAACGACACACGATACGATGGCGATGAAAGATGCTACGGCGAATGACTGGTTCAACTGCTTTGTGAGAAAGACTATTGCTTTTCGCACAAAACTCGGGGCGGGAATGGAGGAGGGAATACAGAAGTTCTGTTTGCCAGAAGCGGATATGATACACTACATCGAAAGGTGGATTGACGACACGAGGGAGCACAGGCAGATTGGACACGGCAACGAGAAATATATCGACAAAGATGGAGGTGATGTCTGTGATGACATACGAGCAACCGAAACCGAAATGCTCGAACAAATGTTAGAGTTTCTTGAAGAAGAGACATTCCCTACGGTGGAGATGTTCGGGCAAATCCACACACTCACACACCCGACCATCATCGAAGACGAAGATTACGGACGACTACTGGACTTCCCTTATCAAAACTCGGTTGCGATTTACCACAAATGGACGCTTGACAGGATTACTGAAAGTGGTGATTACTCCCTTCACACGCCCGTTAGAGCATTCGTGGCGACCTTGATTGTTCAGGAGGTCGAGAAATGGATGACGGAGTTCGTGAAGGAATACCTCACCGAAAAATTGAAGGACGCTACTGCGACTGCTTCTCCAACGGAGTAGGAGCGTCTCGCGACTTAACATATATGGATTGCTGTGTATTGACGGAATGACCCATAGCGGACGCTAACGCCTGTGATTTCTCGGTGCTTTCAAGGAGCATTTCGGTTGCGAAAATGGTGCGGAGCATACAGCAACCTATTTTTTTCGGTTTGAAAATCTTGTTGAGGTGGCGAGTGATGGAGTTGCCCTCGTGAAATGGGTTGCCGTTGGACATCCTCAAAAACGGTATTGTTTTTCCTTTTTTTAGGTCGTTGCTGATGGTTGGTAGAGAACCAGTATTCCATTCGCGAGAGAATATATAGAACCAGAAAATATCCATAATCTCATCGGGGATGCTGACTTCCGCAGTCCCGTAATTTTGTGCGGTTTTGTATTTGTTGAAGATGAACTTTTTATCGTCGAGGATGAGGTAATTAATTTCGGGGTCGAGGACTTCGGGTTGTTTTTGAGAGACAACCATATACAGATAGTCGGCATTTCTGCGGGGGATGAGTTTTACATAGAGGGTGAGGACGACGAAGTGGAGTAAGAAAGTGTATTGGTAGTCGTATGAAATGCCATCGCCGAGAGATTTGAGATGGTCGTAGTCTTTTTTCATTTCATCCCATTTATTTATAACATCTTCCCATTCTAACCAGTTTTCCTCTTGTGATTTGGATTTCTTGTTTGCGACTGCTTGTTGTTCGTGAGCAATCCGCATCATTTTACGGTGGTAGAGTTTAATCATATCGCCCTCTGGTTCGGTTGGCATCGGGTAGGTGAGTTTGAGAGCGGAGTGAATGCTGGTGTAATACACACGGCGAGTATTTGGTTTGAGTGGTTCGAGTTTTGCTTCAATCGCATCGGCGTCAAGAAAGAAGGCGAGGTCATCCACAGGTTTTCCCGAGAGATATTCAATCACACGGAGGTAGGTCAATTTCGATGAGGTTGTTAAACCATATTCAGTCATCTTCTTATCTAACTCCTCCATAAAGGGGGTCTTCGTGTAGGGTTTTGGTGCCATAATATAATTCGATTGGGACTTATATTATAGAGTAAAGTCGGTTTAAACCATTATCCACTCAATTACCGTGATTTTAGACATTACGAGGGATAAAAACACGGAAACCGAGTGTTGCGATAGAGGTATTGACGAGAGCACCAGTAGCGTCGAGGGCGTTGATGGTTAGGGTAGCGGTAGCAGGAGGTCCAACAGCAAAAGCAATTACCCCTACATATTTCGCACCTGAAAAGTTTGCCACACCCGCAGCAGAATTGTTTTGCCACGCCTCGATAATACAGGCGGCGGCGACAGCACCAGAGGGAATATCAAGGGTAGAAAGGGGGATTGCGATAGTCCCCGCGGCGAGGGTTGCTGTGCCGAGGATTTCATCAAAACGAGACGAAGAAAGACCAGCATAATTACCAGAAGTATAACTGAAAACGGGTGCGGCGGAGGTCGCAGCCTTCCTGTTGAGTTGGGATGTGCCTAATGCGTTGAGAGACATTCGATTTCGGTTTTATGAATAATAGTATTACTTTGTTTTTATATATAATTTCGTTGTGATACGGAATAAAAACAAAGTAGAAGGGTATATATAAACGATAAAATGGACGGAGCAGTATTTGGGTCAGCACAGGACAAACCGAAGTTGCGTAAAATTATAACGGAACCGATGAGTGATGCCGATTTGGAGGTGTATCTGCCACAGGCGAAAATCTTTATGTTTCGCGAACTGAAGGGATACCCGACAATCCAGTCGATACTGCGAAAACCGAGAGATTATATGATTTTATTATACGAACACACCCCTCAAAATGGTCACTGGGTGGCGGTGATGAGGTATGAAAATACGATAGAGTTTTTCTGTCCTTATGGGTCATCGCCGTATTCGCCGAACTCACCTCTCGAGTGGAACTCGCCAGAGGAGAATGCGGTGGTGGATGCGACACATAATTATCTTGAAGACCTGTTGAATAAGGCGGATGCGGACGGGTGGGATGTGATATATAACAAGATGGATTTTCAGGAGAAGAGGAATAATGTGAATACCTGTGGGGCGTTTTGCGTGTGGCGGGTGTTGTGTTTGATGGAGGACAATATGAACCTCTCGGCGTTTCAAAATGGAATGAAAGAACTCCATAAGAGGATGGGGATTTCGTATGATGAGATAGTTGCGGATGCGATAGAAATCCGCGAGTAAGTCGGTTAGACATAAGAAGGTATGCGGAGGATAACGACACCAGAACCTCCCGCAGCACCGACGCGAACGCCGCTGGGGGCAAGTTGAGATTGTCCGCCACTACCACCACCACCACCCCCCAGACCATTTGTCCCTGCGACTGCTGGTGTATATAGACCGCCAGAAATAAACCCACCTTGACCACCGCCACCAACGCCGCCTGTGTTCTGCCCTCCCAAGGAGGTATTCGTTCCTCCACCACCGCCACCAGAATAAGTGACAGACGCTCCCGTAATAGAACTCGCCCTCCCTACTCCACCAAAAAACAATCCATCACCCCCAGCACCACCACCGCGACCCGCGGGAAAACTGACGCTATCAGCACCGCCTCCGTTGTATCCTTGTGGAGCACCAGCAATCCCCACCCCTCCCGTATTAAAGAAACCGTTTATTTCTGCCCCAGCACCACCGCCACTACCTCCATTAATACCGTTTGTTGTGCCTCCTCCTCCACCGCCAATAGCAGTTAGAGTGCCAGATGCCCAATTTAAAACCGAGTTTGCCCCATTAGTGCCGACAGCGTTGCCTCCCGCCCCCCCCCCGCCGACGGTAATGGAATAATTTGTCCCACCGACGAATGTTCCTGCCAGACCAAGAAAAAACCCATCATTACCATCAATTAAAGCACCAGCACCACCACCACCACCATTTCCAGTCGAAAAAAAATCATTATAGAAACTCGCCGCCCCTCCACCACCACCACCAGCAACCAAAGCACGAGCGTCGCTACTATATAGTGGTGTATAACTTCCAATTGTAGTAGTAGTAGGAAAGAACCGATAAATGGTAAAACCATCTGCGTTAGGAGCGGTAATTGAAGAGTTAGACCGATTTACATATGATACTGTATAAGTGCTGTTGAGTATAAAACCAGTAATCGTAAGGGTATTTAGTTGTGGTCCAATATAGGTATTCCAACCAGTATTATAGTATTGTAGTCGAGAGTTTCCCGTAAGAAAACAGAACTGACCCAAAAAGGGTGCGGTTAATGCTATATCACGAGCGGTTGCGTCGGCGAATAGAGAGATGGTTGTTCCTGTGGTGGTTGCGAGTATGTTAGTGCTGGTATTATAACTGACGGTTTTATCCGTAGGTTGAGCGACATTTGTGAG